CCAAATTTATAATACTTGATGTTATTTGATTAATTTCATCGGCAATTCTTTGTTCAAACGCAGATTTTAGTTTTTGTGCCCCAATTCTCGCTAATAGTGAATCTTGTGATAACAATCCTGGCGTACCATTTGGGTTATCGGATAATAAAATATCATATGGACTATATACCGAATACAAAAATGTAATTGGGACTGACTGAAATAAAGAACCATTACTTGTGGCGTATGGTGAAAAATAATTTAGATTACTAAAATTATCACTAATAACTACCAAATCCTTATATCCACCTTCAGGTCCATATGGATTTTTAATATACGCTGAATCAATATAAAACTCATTGACTAAAGTTATTTGGGCATCCTCATAATCATATTCACCTTTATTTGAATCCACACCAAGTGGTGCACCGTCAGTTGATATAATATTTGAAAACCCTCCTTCAGGTCCATATTCATTTAATGGATATAGTTGGTTGGCCTGTACTGTAGTTCCGATTAAATCATTTGGTGAATCAATAACAGAATAATCGTTCATTGGTGAAACTTCGTATGTAATGTCTCCTGATGGTGGTGAATATGCCCCATCAACACTATATGGTGGAAGATTTCTAACCAATAGTGAATTTCTAAAAGATTCCGTTAAATTAAATGATAATGAACTTTCAGCCATTTATTCTATTTTCTAATAAATAGATTGTAGTTATTTTTTTTGAGATGTAATTATTAAGCCACATTACTTAAAACATTACCGTTACTTGTTTTAAATTTTTCCACATCTTTTATAAACCTACTCATATTTGATTGATTACTAAAATGTGCAACAATTGCATCTGTGAATATTTGAGTAAGCATTTGATTTTTGGATGATTCGTCTAATTTAACTGTTACATCAACAGTATTGTTTAGGTTTACAGCACTACTTGCAATGGTATTTGTTTCCGTTGTTGCATTATTAATATTTGCACTAGTCAAATTAGAGTTTACTGTAGTTTTAGTTTCATAATTTGATTTCATTAATTCATAATCACCCATAGATTGATTTTCCTTTTTAACCTCTAATTTTACATTACCCAATTCATTTAAGAATGATTCGGCATTTGTACTAAAATTTGTTATTAATTCAGTTGCTTTGGTTCCTAAATCTTTTAGTGCGTCCCAAGCTGATGATAAATCTTTAATTTGTGAAACAGTATCTATAACATATTTAACACCTTCCCCTATTTTTCCTGTGACTTTTTCAGTGGCTTCTCTCCAATATTCTGCTTGTTTAATTTCTTTAGAACCAAACATAGCGTTTTCGTCTTCAAAAAGAGTTTTTCTTGCACCTGTAGTCATTGTGGTATACGCACTTTGGAACGCTGCTGACCCTGCGGCTCCGTAAGCGACAGCCTGTAATATTGAGTTAGCAGTATTATTAAGAGACTCTAATTCACCCTGTTGTTTAATTGCTATCTCTTCCATAGTTGCACCTTGTAATTCTTGTGACTCTCTTAGTGCTGTTAATTGTTTAGCACTTATTTTATTTGCGTCAACCATTTCATATCTTCCAGTCCACTCTTCCTCACCTGTGTCTTTATTATACGCAAATTGTTTTACCTTAACTTCTGCAATACCCTGTTTATTTAATTGTGACATAGTTGCTATTAGTTCTCTATCTTCTTTTGGCATATTAGTTGAGAACTTTATTTGTTTCATTTTGTATTCTAAATTTGCGGCATTAATACCCATTTTAGCCAACTCACCTGCACTCATACCAAGTGCTTCAGCGACTTCCCTTAATCTTCTTTTTTCTCCTGGTAGGATTTGGAACTCACCTAAATCTTTGTTAAACTTAACAAAGTCTTTAGTCATTTTAACTATTTGATTAGAATATTCTGTAGGATCATTTGCCGACATATCCATTAAATTTAATGGATCAATTAAAGCACTTGCAGATACACCTAATCTTTGTAAAGCTGCTGCTGTCTCAATAGCGCCTTCAGGATTGAACGTTTTGTCAACAGCCTTAAACACCTCATCCATACTGATACCTAATTTGGTTGCTTGTGCTGACATTTTGGCTAAACCTTTAATACCACCATCAAAATTGTATAAATTTAATTTTTCAATGTTTTTAACTACTAAACCAGCAACTTGCCCAACTATAACACCAGATTCTTTCGCAATCTTTGTCACCTCCATCATTCTTGGGGCAATACCCGATATTTCAACACCAACACTCCTAAATGCAGGAGCTAAAGTTTCTACTTTTGCACCAGTCACAACGGATGTTGCCGCCAACTCAGCCATTGTTTCATCTGTAACTGATATGTTTGTACCAAATGTATTTGATAATGCCACATAATCTTTAGCAATATCGTCCATTTTCAAACCTAACCTAGTATATTTAGATGAGGCTTCAACAATTAAATCTCTAAATTCACCAGCTTTTTGTGAACCTAAACCTAATGCTTTATTTATCTTTGCTGATTGTTCGTCTAAATATGCTAATCTTTCAAATGCATTGTCTAAACTTAATAAATCCCCTATTGTTGTTTGTATTGTATTCGCAAACCCTTTAAATCCATCCTTAAATTCTAAACTTGCAGTTTTTAAGACACTTTTAATCCCACTCTCAAGAGGTGAAGCTCCATCTGTAAGTCTATCAAGTTCACCAGTTCTACTAACTGATTTCTGTTCACCTGTATTTGGATTTTCTATTACATCACCTTCAAGAAACATATCTTTTTAATCAATAAATAGTTTATTATTGATTTTCTTCTAAAAGTTTATCAATGGTATATCTACGAAAATACGTTGGCATTTTCATATAATCGGAATATGAAAGATTTATTTTTCTTGCAAGGAAAATATATTCATCAATTAATCTTACTTTATAATGAGAAGAAAGGCCGAAAAAATTCAACCCCAAAAGCAATATCAACAACTGCTCTTTCTCCTGACGGGGCTTTTACTTCTTTTGTTAAGTCTAATCTTGGTTCATTATCATATAAAAATTTTCTAATATACTTTGAATCCATGATGGGCATTGTTTCAATAAATTTTGAAATATCTAATTTATTATTACTTCCATTAACTTCAATAATCATTTTATTTAACCTAACAGTAATTGTGGGGGCTGTTCTTCCTTGTGGGTACGTTTCCAAGATATTCTCAACCTCTATTGATTCTCTCATATTTAAAGGTTTGAGTTTTACGGTTGCCTTACTTCTTGGTAGTACAATTGTAAAAGTTCCATCACTTTCAGGCAGAGTGTCACATTTTTTAATATTTAATTCATCTAAAAGGATAGTTGCATCAAAAGGTTTACCTGTTGCAGGATCGTTGATACTTACAGTATATTCAGGACCAAATGATGTATTTCTTAAAAACAATAAAATCGCCTCAATATCTCCATCTAATAAATCTTCAGGTCTAATATCTGGTTCGTAAATTTTATTTCTTAATAATGGTAAGATTACGGTTTCTTTTATTGTTTTTCTCCCGTCCATATTAATTATAATATTTTCATCGGCAGCAGTTAAATAACCAACTTTAACACTTTTTTTCTTATTTGGATAGAAGACTCCGCCAGAAGGTAGTGGTACCAAGTCGTGTGGTAGATTGAAATCCATTTGTCCGTATTCATTTACATTTACATCCATATACTTTTTGTTTTAAACATAGACTTAAAGAATTTATAGTAAACAAAAATCCCCATATATTTTGTATACGGGGATTGACTATTAAATAATTATTTTTTTTAGTATACTAATATGCATCTATCCATTTGAAGTGTTGCGGTAATATCCGCTAAACTGTCTTGGTTATACGCTAATGAACCGAAGTTTACATCTGTTAGGAAAGTACCCTCCAAAATCCACTTCTCAACAACAACTCCTGTTGGATCCAACATTTCCAAGTCAACATTTTGTTTGTAACCTGCGGCATACCCCATACGTCCTGTAACAGATTCTGCACACAAACGAACCCACTCCATAAGGGCTTGTGATGCTGATGGTCCGATTGGATCTCTAAATTTAACTTGGATAGAGTTCCAAATAAAACGTCCTGCAACATAGGTTGATGTGTTTAAGAAAGGTATTTCCGTTGCGTTAATTTTTATTGATGGTCTGGCTGCGCTTTCCACGAACCATTCATTGATACCCAAACTTGATGGAAATCTTACAATAAACCTGTTCTGTCTTTTCGGTTCATACGGAACTGGCATTTTCATTAATAAATCAGCCATAATTTTATAAATTTTTTTCTTTTATGTTTATTTCTTTGTTTTATAAATACTTTATCAAAATTTTTTTTTCTATTTACTTTGTTTTTTTTTCAAAATATACTTAACTAGACTTAGGATTTAATATTAATATGGTTTCTTTTCTCCTCCTGCTGTTAAATAAGTCTTTAATATATTATCATCTTTTTTACTAAAATGTTGTTTCATAGTTTCTACATTTCTTACATCGTCATCTGAAAAACCAATAAATGGTGTAAAGTAATTACTAATCTTATTTTTCATAAATGCCTTCTTTTGAAGTTGATTTGACATTTGTTTGACATAACTAACAAACTCCTCCATTGCATTTATTTTTCCTTGTTCAGGATTTGTAGCACTTCCTTCACCAAATGAAACTGGGTAAAATCTACACATATCAAGATATGTTCTAATTAGTTGATCCTTTGTAAGTTTATCCTCATCTGCCAATTCTCTATATTTTATTAAATTTTTTGCTAACTGATTTGAGTCAATCCCGTGCATATTTTTTTTAATTAAATTATAGACGGCTTGTTTTAAAACTGATGGTGTGTGCCCTCTTGCTGTAACAATTGAAAATATTGAGCCCTTATTAATTGCCTCAACAAAATCATCCCAAGCAGGTCCTGTCGGGGCATCCATAGCATCACGAAGAAAGTTTTTATCTCCTGTTACTCTAAAGTCTCTAAACGGATCCTCATCAAAATCAACAATTTCTTTACCCTCGTAATTAAAAGGTTCTTTTCCAATTTGTGTTCTA